AAGGTGTTTTCTCAGTCGCTTTTCAAAATGTGCCCCAAACATATTTATGGTTTATCAGCAACCCCAGAGAGGAAGGACGGTTTAACGAAAGTACTTCATTGGTTTATGGGTCCTACGTTCTTTGCAGTTGAAAGGAAAAATCAGGAACAAGTTGAGGTATTTCCAATTACATTTGAATCCTTCAACTATAGAAATCCTCCACCTTCTATGAGAAATGGGAAGATTTCAATGCCGAATATGATTACGGAAGTAGTTGAAGATAGAAAGAGAAATCAGATGCTTGTGGAACTTGTAAAGAAAGCTTCAGCGGGTACGAGGCAGCTCCTCGTTCTAAGTGACCGTAGACAGCATTGTGAAATGCTTCACCAATGCTTCCCAAAGAGTTCAGGTCTCTACATGGGTGGTATGAAGGAGGCTGACCTCCAGGCTTCTTCAAAGAAGAAGATCATTTTTGCGACGTTCTCACAAGCCCATGAAGGTTTAGATATTCCAACTCTCGATACAGTCATTCTCGCTTCACCCAAATCTGATATAACTCAAAGTATCGGTCGTATCATGAGAGAGACGAAAGGTAAGAAGAACAACCCTCATATATATGATATACACGATCCCTGGTCTCTCTTCACTGCTATGTATTACAAACGAATGAAGATTTATCGTCAAGGTGGCTTCAAAATACACGGTAAAGCTGCAGAAGAAAAGAAAGCTGACTTCCCTCAGGGAAAGTGTTTGTTTTTATAATCTAAATAATAATTAAATGTCCGGTGCATTGATTCAATTGGTTTCCAGAGGTGCTCAAGATGTTTACTTAAATAGTGACGATGGACACTCATTTTTTCGTATGAAGTTTACAAGGCATACAAACTTTTCCCAAGCTCCAAAGTTTATTAAAACTATTTCGGATAAAGATCCCGTTTTCACCATACCAGTTTTAGGTGATCTCGTAAACTCTTTATGGCTCGAAGGTGTTGATAAAAATTCAAATGTATCTTCTAATCTTCTTTATAATTCTACGATTGATCTATTTGTGGGGGGTCAAAAGATAGATTCTCAACACTACGACTATTACGCAGATATATGGCCCAATTATCTTGCAGACACATATACCAAGTGTCAAGAACTTACAAACAAGACGAGTATTTCCCATAGAAACTTCCAACCACTTCACTTCTTCTTCTGTGATTATGGAGCATTCTTACCTTTAGTTGCACTCCAACATCACCAGGTAGAAGTTAGAATTACATTGGATCCAGCCAGTTTAGCAAATTACAGTGATTCTCAAAAACGTATAAATGTTTACGCAAATTACATATATTTAGACAAAGATGAAAGAGAATCAATGGTAAAACGACAAATGGACTTTATAATTACTCAAACTCAACGTCTAGAATTTCCATTTTCAAACGTATTCGATAACAGTATAGAATCAGGTGGATACAATGATTTAGATATTTCCACATTAAATCACCCCGTCAAGTCAATATTTTTTGGATTAAGTGCCACACATGTTGATCCTACAAACGATCGTTTTACATTCAAAAACGGGGATATACATATAAACGGTACACCTTTACTTGAAAATATGTCACCAACGTACTTTCACACATGTCAAAACTATTACAAATCCAAATTTGGTGTAACAGATTATAGGGTTGATTCTGAAGATCTTATGTACACGAGATATTTCGTGTATCATTTTGGATTAAACGCATCAGACTATAATCCCTCAGGTAGCTGTAATTTCAGTAGACTTGATAATGCCAAACTTATATTACGAGGAGTAGAAAAGGGTACACTTAGAGCTCGAGATAAAGACATGTATATTTTTGCAGTGAATTATAACGTGCTCAGGATCAAGGATGGTCTTGCCGGAATTTTATTCGGAAACTAATGTATAAATGGGTAGAACCGCTAGGTTCGAGCAAATCTATGTTGCGAGTTTAGAAGCAGAACCCGTTGAGTCAGAGACTCTCACAGGAGTTAACTCTATTCTGACCAGGGAAATTGAAGCAAATGAGATTAAACTCATCGATCTTGAAGGTATAAAGGGTCGTATTGCTTTTAGTAATAACCTTCCAACTAAACAAGTGTCAGTTGGAAATAAACTTTACATCGATAAAAATGATGAAATTGTATTTGACCTCAAAGCTGCTGGTAGCGCTGATCGTATGTTCATTAATAACCAGTTATCTATCGGTACAACCAATCCAATAAGTGCTTTTCAGGTGGATAGTGGTGGTCAAACAAAGGTAAATATCGATATATCCGGAAAAGATCTTATGACTATAAATGGTAACCTGGTTGCTACTAATGTAATTGTAACTGATCAATTAAGTTTTGCATCAAATCTTGTAATTGATGGTGTTGCATCCAATATTGTAACGATAAATGGTAGTATGAAGACATCTAATCTGAGTGTTGGGTCTAATGTCATCATAACCGAAATAGGACGGGGAGGTGGTGGTAGCGTTGAATACCCTAATAACGTAGCAGTTTTTACTGGTAATGTTACAATTGATGGTGGTATGTATATTTATGGTAATACGATAATGAAGGGTAACCTTTTCGTACAAGAACAAGCTACATATGAACGCGTTGTAAACTTAATTGTTGCTGATACAACAATTGTTTTCGGTCAAGGTAATGATGGTACAATGGAGCCTATGTTACTATATACTCATGATGAAGATGATTCAAATATTGGTTTTGGGTTTAAAAATGATGGACGAACCGTCCCAGGTTTTGAGATGGCTTTATTTAGAACCACGGGTGGTCCACTTGACAGTGCTTTTTCAGTTGATGACACCATATCCACAAATCTACATGTATTCGGTGATATTTATACTTCAAATGCAGTAGGTGTGGCAAACATTTTGCCTACCCACGACCTTTGTGTGGGTTCCAACCTCTTCGTTGAAGACACAGGTTCCAATGTTTTAGAAGTATTTGGAAATACGTTCACAGAAAATATAAAAATTGGTTCCAATGTTACTGTTGGTAATGATATAGTTGTAATAGATCCAACTAATAAAGACGTTGCTACAATCAGTGGTAATGTGAAAGTAGATGGTTTACGCACTACGGGTATAAGAACTTCGGGTATATCTAATGTGATACCCACTGATACCCTCTCAATAGGATCCAGGGTATACGTCAACCTTACAGCTTCAAATACACTCACAATTTTTGGTAACACTATGACAACAAACCTAATTACACAATCCATTAGTTCGAGTTCCAATATAACAGTTCACTCTGACAGATACGGTGGTGATAGTCCTGTAAATCCACTTATCCTCAAATCTGGACCATCTTCCTCAAATGTGAGTTCCATTGAGATATATGGTGCGAGTACATCCAATACTCATCAAAATATTAGATTCAAAACCAGAAATGATGAAAAAATGAGAATTACATCAAACGGTCAAATTGGTATAAATACAACAAATCCAACACAAAAGCTTACTGTAAATGGAAACGCTTTTGTTATGGGTAGTAACGTGATGATGTTTGGAAACTTATGGGGAACAAGCTCCAATACCTCTATGCAAATGTTCTCAAGTCCTAATACAGGTGAAAACGAAATTCAGAATATAGTCGAAACTGGTAAAGGTCTCAACTTTTATGCAAGTACCACACCTACTATGGGTGGATCAAAACTCACCATTTTGGAATCCTCCAATATTGGTATTAATACACAAAATCCTTTGAGTACTCTCCATGTAAATGGTTTAACATCGTTTATAAACAATCCAGTAACTAAAATTAATGGTTACAATCACTTAGGTATTCCTCTGGTTGTGAGCAACAATCAACCTATTACAGGTACTACAGATTTAGCCTCGGTTTTGCATCTTGCCAGAGAAGGTAGTGGAAGTGAACATGCTGCGAGGGCTCAATTTCAATTGGGAAAACACGAAAACGCAGCTGGAACATCAAAATCCAGACTTGATATTGTTATGGGTGATGATGATTACGCTGTAGATACGAGTATTATGACAATTCTAAGTTCCGGTAAGGTGGGGATAGGAGTGACACAACCAGTCGCTCACGTTGAAGTTGACTGCACGGGTATAGCCGATCCCGTAGAAAATGGTTTACTTGTACACAATACGACATCCGGTGATGCCATTATGGCGGCACAAACTAATTTGGATGATGGAAACGCTTTCAGCTCTTACATACAGACAGATGGTGTAACCCTATCTGGATGGTCCGCGGGTGTAACAGGAGATGATGGTGATTACAGAATTACAAACCACCACGAAAGACTTGTAAGAGATGTTCCTGTTGGGTTATACATAAGTGGATCTACGGGTGATGTGGGAGTTGGCACTGACGCACCAAGAGGTGCTCTAGAAGTAAGTGGTAATTTGGTAATCGGTAACGAATTATCATTTGGTGGTGTAACTGGACAGTTATTTGGTAATACTCGTATTATTGAGAGGCGTTATACTGCTGCTCAACCTAGAACCGAATTGTTACTCTATAAGGGTAATAACGGTGACGGTGGTGATACTGCACCTGATAGAATTAGACATATTGCTGCTGAACACGTGTTCCAAACATATAATAGTTCTGATAAGGACTTTTATGGTACCGGGGGAATTCTAGCAACTGCAGACTTACCGGGAATCGATTTCCCCCTCTGTATCACAGCTCAACAAAACCCTGGTATTGTTGTAATTGGTGGTAATTCAGATACAGCCAAGAATAGAGGAGTGGGTACTAAACTAGTTGTCAATGGTGATATAGAGTTCGATGGTGGTGGTTCGTTCAAACTGTCTGGTTTAGAGTTTTCAACCTCAGATGTGGGTTATAACATTATTAGAAATGTGAGGGATGGTGCTGCGAGACGTCCACTTACATTCGTGCATGAATTATCGAGTCTTATTGACGATGAGTTTGCACGCTTTGATGAAGATGGGAGATTTGGTTTAGGTACCGCGTCACCAACGTCTAACATACATGTATATGATACAACACCCATTGATCATGATATCATGAAACTTCAAAGTACTGGTGATGATAAGAATACAAATCTACTCATATATACAAACGATAATGAAGGTGGTATAATCACAGGTTTCAGTAATGTTGATAACGCTACAACTGGTTTAGCCTTATCTGTAGCTAACGTCGAAGCAGGGGGTATAACAACTTGTCTTAACATAGTTAATACGAGTAACGTTGGTGTGGGAACACCTACACCTGCACGTCAGTTTCATGTTGTTGATAGAAGAAATCCTGCTCTCGGTAAAACGGGTACTATGAGGGTGGAAAGTATTTCTTCAAATGCTAGCATAGAGTTTACCACCTCGGGTGGAAGTTCTAACATATACGCGGATACAACAGGTAATGTGTATATACAACCAGCAACAAGTCACACATACATAACTAGTAATCTCTCTGTGGGTGGAGATCTAGTGGTAGATGGTAATATTAATTTCTCACAAATTGCTGTGAACTTACCGGGTGGGAGAGAGGCTGTTACAGGTCTTGAAGTTGCTGGAGGTAGTGTAATTGGTAGTGGACCCAATGAAACCCAACGTAAAACGTACTCACATACATTTAGTGTATCAACCGGTAGTCCAAAAGATGTACAGTTAATGTTTGGAGCGGGAGCATTTTACGCAAAGATAACTACAATGTTGAGAAGAACCGATGCTGCCGCCCCCGGTGATCCAGTAGGAGGTACAGTGGATGATATAAGTACTATGGTCTTGGATTTAATTGGTGGAACCGGTGACGAATCAACACCATCTTCTAACGTTACAATAGGTAACTTGACTTTGTTTGGTGGTGATGGTAACGCTTTTCCATGGTCTCCCGTTGTTGGTACTGGAAAGGTGGGTATAACTATGACACCTTACAATGTTATTAATAGTCGCGAATATTCGTATGACTATTATATAGAATTAACAACGGCGTGTGGTGGAAAACTTGAAAAAATTACAACAAACCATTTCGACGTGAATGGTCTTGATAATGGCAACGGTGGACAAACAGAAATTACATCTTTTGATTACTAATCAATTTTACCATTCGGGGAAAACCCAAAGGTAGAATCAATTTAATTTAATTATGCCCTGATGGAATCAGAGACGGCTAAAAAAAGAACGCCGACAATGAAAGCCATGACGACGTAATTGCACTCAGTATCTTCGAGGCCAGTGGATTCCGACTTGACCTCTACCTTCTTTGTGACGACGGGTTGCTCACGCCGCACAGGAGGTTCTAGTTCCTCCAAAGGACAGTAACCTATCATTTATACATTACTTAGAGATTAATTTCAGTTTTCTTCTTTCGGCGGACTCTCTTGGGTTTGGCTCCGCCGACTGCAACTTCCTTAATCTCCCCTCCAGTGGAATCTCCCGAAATGGATATGATATCCGAGACATCATCGTCCATATCCACCGAATCCGCCTTTGCCATACTTGTGTTCATAGGTGGTGGTGGTGGCATTGAAATTCCCCCCATTAGACTGGAAATATCAATTCCTGGTCCCTGCATCTCATATTGACCAGTTCCTCCAACTGGTGCTGCATCACCAGGTCCCGAGGGTGCACGGGTTGTGTTCTGCACAGCAGACATCATATTCTTTACGAGGTCTGGGTTCTGCTTGAGAACGTCATTCATATTGGGTAGAGCACTTTTGAACATTGAGTTAGTAAGATGGAACATCATTGCTGAACCACCAAGCATCATGATGAGCTTGACCTCTGGAGCAACGTTCACCTTGGATCTATACTTCACGTAAAGCTCTTCAAAGACTCCATCATAGTCATCTACCCCCTCCATTACATTTTCAGACCAACCCTCCAATTGAATCTCAAAAGGGTTGTAACGCTTATTAAGGAACTCAAGACCTGTAACACAGGCTACAAGCATACGACGTGAGAAGCGAATAGACTGTTCAACGTCAATACTGTAAGTAATCCTCTTAACCTCTGTACGAAGTTCATCCACATTAGAGTAGGCGTTCAACCTCTTATTGACTGTGAAACCCTTCTTCTCAAGACGAGATAATTTATTGAGAAGATCACTCTTCTCTTCATCTACGGAGCTATAGCCCTTAGAGGCTTGTTCACTCTGAGAACCACCAGGACCCTCATCTGGTCCATCATCAAAAAACATTGGCTCATCTTCACCGTAATCAATCTCTTCCTCCATCTGAGGTTGAGCAGGAGCTGACTGTTTATTTGGGTTAACAAATGCATCCATGGCTTCTTGGTGATGCATCTGCGAGGGAGGAGGTTGTCTACTTTGTGCAGGACGACGTACAGGCTGAGGACGAGAACTGGTAATTTCAATTTCATCCATAAGAGCCTGTTCATCGGCGTCCAACTTCATGACATTAGTAGTCCCACGATCAATGACAATTTCTTCGTCCATCTACTCTCTATGGGGAAACTATTAAATTACCTTTAACGCACTTTTGAAAAAATTATATATGTACATTATAAATGTTAAACCTTAACCGGACCAATAGAAATGCTCTCATCAGTATTTTCACCCTGATCGCTGTGATTTTTGTTATTGGTATGCTCAAGCAATCCAGTAAGTATCAGCCTAAGCCCCTCACAATTAAGACTGCCAATGAAGAGTCCATCTTTAGTCTGCCTAACGACATTGCATGTGCTCCCGGTTTCACTGCGGATGGCAGCACTTACACTAAGGCTCTCACTCCAGGTGGACTCTGTGGTTCAGAGGCTCTTGTTGCTGGTCAAGCTGGTGGCTACGAGATTGAGGATGGAATTGGTGGATCTTTAATCTAAGCCTAATATAAATGGCTTTGGTTACTTCTCCCCAAACTATTCCAGACCTTAAATATGAATATCATACTATAACTATTGATTCCATTGGTCAAGATAGCGCTAATACTTTTACTTGTCACCTTCAACAACCCCTTAAAAATGTAGTTCAGGCAAGACTTCTTGGGGCTCATATTCATTCCAAAGATAACACGGAGCACTGCTACATCTCTATTAACGAATTAGATTCCATCTTTAATGATCGCGCTTCTAATGTTCTCACTGGACAAGGGCATATGAGCATGATCAGAAGCTCGTTCGCAAGTATTGTAACTGATAGCACTACTCACAGTGGTTCAGATTCTCTTATTAAATTCAAGGATGATTATCCAATTATTACCCAGTATGTAAACCCAATTAGACAAGTTGATCGTCTCAGTTTTGTGATCAGAGATCAAACTGGTGCTACCATCAAGAACTCCTCAACTGCTGGTGATAACTTTTTAGTTTTTAAATTTGTGTGTAGAAAACCAAACTTGTAATTTTCTCTATTTAAAGTAGTATAACATGTCTTCAGGTATTGTTCAATTAGTAGCAATAGGTGCCCAGGATGAGTTCATTATGGGCAACCCGGAGATATCGTTTTTTAATTCCACGTTTAAAAGACACTCCAATTTTTCACAATCCGTCGAGAAGCAGACGATACGCGGAGATGTGAAAAACAATTCGATGTCAAGTGTTCAGATTGAAAAGTCGGGTGATATGCTTGGTTATATTTATATGACTCTTGATGACACTAACGAAGCTTTAGATACAAATGATTGGACTAAAGTAATTGATAAGATCGAACTCCTAATCGGTGGTTCTGTTGTAGACACCCAAGATAGTACTTTTTGTGAAAAGATTGCTATAGATACATTTGCCACTAATCTGTCTAGAAGCGCTATCGGTGCTCGTGCCGGTATTCACTCTAGGTCATTTTTTTACCCTCTCCGTTTCTTTTTCTGTGAGGGTCCACAATGTGCACTACCACTCGTAGCTTTGAACTACCATAATGTGGAGCTTAGAATATATTGGGGAACCGAAGCTTCTAATTTTCCCAATGTAGAGATGCACGCAAACTATTATTATTTAGACAATGAAGAACGTGGAAATATGGCTACACGAACTCATGATATGTTGATAACACAAGTTCAAAAGAGTGTACCAAGTGGAGAAAATGTTCAAGACCTCATCTTTAATCACCCCGTTAAATATTTGGCGTCATCAGATGTGTCCCGTAATGGTTCTCTCACTTCAACAACAAATAGAGTTAAATTAAGTATTAACGGGGTTGAATTGTCAAATTATAAATGGTGTAAACCTCATTTTATTGACGCTATGTCATATTATCATACAAACTTTACTATAACACCCGATTTCTTCATTTACTGCTTTTGTTTATTAACAAGTTCTCTTCAACCGACGGGTACATTAAATTTCAGTCGTATAGAGAGTGCGAAACTTATGAGTGAATCCTTACCTATTAATGACCCTATATATGCAATAAATTACAATATCCTCAGAGTCCAAAATGGGATGGCGGCTTTACTCTATGCAAATTAATTTAGCAATGTATATTAATATAGTTGTCAGTATGCAGATATTTGTCAAGACACTGACAGGTAAAACGATAACTCTTGAACTTGAGTCTTCAGATACTATTGATAATGTGAAGACAAAAATCCAAGATAAGGAGGGTATTCCCCCCGATCAACAGCGTTTGATTTTTGCTGGAAAACAACTAGAAGATGGTCGCACCCTCGCTGACTATAATATCCAGAAAGAGTCTACACTCCACTTAGTCCTCAGACTTAGGGGTGGTGTTAAGAATCTTCCCGCAATTGAGGCTTCAACTAAAATTCGCTTCGGAAAAAATGTACCCGATCCCCAGACTCAGGAAGATAATACAGTTGTGTTTAATGCTAGTGATGTAGATGTTACAACACCTTTCAGTAATGCAGTATACTTATCACCCATTAGGAATAAACCAGATTTCACATCTCCCTCAATTGTACTTCTTATGTATGACAAGGAGTCAAAGGAGATTACCGAATCCGGTGAGTCTGCAAATGCATTGGTTGGTGGTGCTACTCTCGATCTTGCCGTGTCTCGTTCTAACAACACAGCGAATACAGTTCAGTTTTTGATCAAAAGTGAACTTGAGAACAATACATCCTTAGTTGCAGAAGGAAATGTGGGTGTGGCGAATATGAACCCTCAACACACACTTTCAGTTGGTTCAAATTTATATGTGAATGACTCGGGTTCGAATGTCCTTGTCGTTTCAGGTAATGTTGCCATTTTAGATAGCCTTGTCATTGACGGTAATCTTAGGGTTAATGGTGAAACTACCGTGATCTACACAGAAAATACTTCAATTAGAGATGCGTTCGTTGAACTCGGTGCGAATAATACTTCCAGTGACACAACACTTGATTTAGGTATTCTTATGCATCGCCCAGATGCATTGTCAAACGTAGTCATAGGTTATAGGGAAGGTACTGATGAGTTTGCGTTAGCTTACACCACTGCAAAACCAACTGATAAGACATTTACTCCGAAGATGGATGAAGATATTAATGTACACGTCTACGGTTTAACCCACGTGGATGCCAATATTTATGCACATGAAGATGTTCTCGTGGATGGAAACGCCTATGTAACTGGGAATGTTTCCATTACGGAAGAATTAACTGTTAGCAACAACGTGTACGCTGACAAAGATCTTGAAGTTATGGGTAACGTCTATGTGGATGGAAATGTAGTAGCCTATAAGGATTTTACACTTACTGGTAACGCCTATGTATCTGGAAATGTCAATATCACCGAAGAATTGACTATTAGCAA